CTATAGTATGTTAGCAATTGATAAATAACTTTCTCCATTGGATATGCAATGACTTTAGAACCTTCACGGCGGAACTTGTGTTTTAGAAACTCTACTTCTTCTAAAGATGACCATTTGAAATTGTCTGACTTATCAGGTGCTGTAATTTCATAACTTAAATCAGCATATCCGTCAGCTAAATCTTTTGGTGTAAAATATCTAGCGAGGTGATCAGACACAGCGATAACAACATCATCCGCTGCAACTATGGCTGAAATATTACGATCAAGATAATTATCATCGTAAGAGCGTAGCGGCATAATGTTGTTTTCTTCAATTGATTTCTTGATCAAATGATCAGGCCAAGAAGAAGTAATTTCTCTAAATGCTTTGTACTCAAGAACTTTTCGATCCAAAAATCTTTTGAAAATTAAATCAATTAATCCCTTGTGTACACCCGAATTATCTGGTTGTGTTCCGGGCCAACCAGACAATAATCCACTCACTCTCCTTATGAGCAGATCCTCAAAAACAACATGACAGTCCATGAACGATATTACGAGAGCCATTAAAACTGTATACCAATGTTTCGAATCAAAAGGTTCACCTCGTGAACGATGTGCCTCTTCTAATAAGCGAATCTTGGCTGTAATGACCAATCTCATTAACTGTATTGTCATTTTTTCTTCCCACGCTACTACATCTAAACACAAATAATTCTTATGCTTAAGATGTTCAATCAACAGGTCCGCGTGTCTTTCCGGGTCAAACCCTAAAACATAGGAATTTGCTAAACCACGGCGCCATGGCGACTTCAATCCTGTATGTATGTCTTTGCATGCCATATCATACACAATTTGATCATCCATATTGCCAAGTCCAACAGTTCTAGTTTTTGGATTTATTATTTTGTTTTCTCCAACAAGTTCCTTCTTTCGAAATTCCAATTTGAAGTAACCTGTATCTCTGCCTTTCGACAATAGTAAAACCTTATTTTGGACATTGTTGATGACTGACCCCTGTATTACAATCTGTTGCTCATCTTCACTCCATTCAATTAGGGGTCTTTTACCTCTCATTCCTTTTTGAAGTTTATAAGGAATACCTGCACAACCATCGAGGTTTATTGGTCGTGAGCCCGGTTTTTTAACACCTCTTATTGCTTGTTCTGGTGTATAAATGGATGCTGATTGCCAATTCCATCCAACTTTTAAAGACTTTAAAATTCGTTTAATCATAAATTCCTCTTCTACCGGGTTAATAAAAGGAACTTTATCTCCATTTGCCTTGTTTAATGAAACAGCAAGAAAATGTCGTGTACCATTGATGTTACGAGGGTCTTTGGGTGATTGTATAGCTGGAAAACTAGAAATGAACTCTGTAAATTTTCCTGTTAAAGCAAAACCTGGAGAACGGCTAATTGATTGATCTTCGATTGGTGATTTATATACTCTATCTGGGTATTTAAATACTCCTGCCTGAACCATTGGATGTGAAGCATAAGACACTTCATTACAGATTGTTGGAATTACTTTGTCAGCAATTGGGAAATGTTTTAATCCCTCATTAAGTTGATCTTGAGTGACTACACCTCCATAAATAGTATTTCCAAATGTTCCTTCTTTGATTCCAACTGTAATACCTAAAATTTTCTTATCAATGGTGGTATTATCATGAAGTATTGGTAAACCACTATTCCCAGGAATCGTTTTATATTCTCCTGAATCCATTACAATTGTTCTCATTTGTTTATAATTGCCAACCATTGTGATCTCTCCCCCGATAGAAATTGGGTACCAAGATGTTTGGACACGTGTAAAGCATAATTCTTTTTCAGGGTTATCTTGTGCATCTCTAAAATTTCTTTTAAGCATAACAATTTTTCCAGCGGCATTACCAAACTCAATTTTTGGGTTTTTAAGGTTTGCTTCTGTAACAAAATGTTTCTTAAGATTCTTCATGCTTCTGAAATCTTTAATTACAAATAATGCACAATCTGTATCTGGAATATGATAGTAATTGAGATCTATACTAACACGTTTTACTGATGCTGCATGATCAACTGCATCTGTTGACAAATCATTGATATAAATATCATGATCTTGTGTGACCCGTGAAATAAAATGGAAATTGGTCAGATAAACATTTCCTTCAATACAAAGTGCATTTCCTGTGAGCCATGAGCTTTTGGAAATTAATCCATCCGATGTTGTTTTAAGCGCACCAATGGGTAATACTCCACCATAAATGTGATCGTGCTGCTTAATTCCTTCAATTGTTTTTGATGTAGGTGTGATGTTGTTCGGATTCCTAAGAGCTCTTTGTTTTCCATCATTATAAGCTATTGTTGGTTGGACTTCTTTGTCGTTCATCATACTCATAAAACAACCAATAGCTGCAAACATAAGGAATACACCAATTGCTGATGCCATTGCTGTAAATACAAATTTGGGAATAAAATTGAAAATAAAATTATAAAGGAAGTTATATGCTTTGCGAACTACATTAATGATGTTAATCTTCAAAGCTTGTAAGTGTTCTCTTGTGCTAAGAACAAGCTTTTCTTGCTTAGATTTGATCTTCAGTTGCTTTAATCTCAGCTCAAATTCTTCTCGAGAATCAGTATTTGACAGATAATGTAAATTGTATGCCAAGACTGATTCATCAACATCTAGCTCACCTCTGTAAATGACTCTTTCAACAACAGCATCCTTAATTTTGATTTTCTCAAGGGAAACTTTCGAATAGTTTATAAATCCTTTTTCCAATG